AAGAATCATTCATAGAGCGAATGAATACAGGTGTAGACATAGTTACCATGTTACCGTCACCTATTTGGCCGTCAGTACCAATACCCCAAGTATATAATTGACCGGCTGAAGTAATACCCATACCGCCTGATGACCCAGCCGGTACTATAGTCCAACTACTAGTAGTAACTTGTAATGGTAATGATTGGTTACCTGGGTTGCCACCTAACGCACCAAATCCATTATATCCCCATCTAAATAACAAACCATCACTACGCACAGCTCCATATTCATCTGTACCTGAACTTACATAAGTCCATGAATCAAATATACCTGCACGAATAAATACTGGGCTAGAACGTTGCAATATAGTATTATCACCTACACCACCTTGTGTGTTGCCTGCCCAAGTAAACAACACACCGTTACTATCTATTGCAGTAGCTCCATTAACAAAAGTCCAACTACTACTACCTATTAGTACTGGGCTGTTTTTATTAGCAGTTGTATTATCACCCAATTCGCCGTTAGTATTTAAACCCCAAGCAAACAATGCACCATCATTACGTATTCCATACATAGTAGATGTCCAACTGTTGACATAATTCCATGTATTAGTTCCAACTTGTACGGGACTGCTACGATGCACTGAACTGGCTGCCCCTAATTGACCAGACCCATTAGCCCCCCAAGTAAACAATGCACCATTACTACTTATAGCACCAGTGAATGACCCGCCTAACGCAACCATAGTCCAACTACTTGTGCCTAGTTGAACTGGGCTACTACGAGCTACTGCATCATTAAATCCTAACTGCCCCAGTGTATTATCACCCCATATAAATAAAGCACCGTCTGTTCGTATGGCAGCTAAATTTGTACCAAAATTAGTGCCGCTTGCTACCATAGTCCAACTACTACTACCAACTTGTACCGGACTACTTCGATTTACTGCGTCATTTAGTCCTAATTGGCCTACTGTATTAGCTCCCCAAGCCCATAAACCACCGCCACTTTTAATAGCGGCCATCGGTCCTATGGATGATCCGGATGCTAGTTTTATCCAATCAGTATCAGTACCGACCTGTACCGGGCTACTGCGATGTATTTGATTATTTTGTCCTAATGAACCTTCATCATTACGACCCCATGTCCATAATGTTCCATCTATTTTGATTGCGGCTGCATATGATGTGCCTCCAGCAATTGCAGCCCAACTACTTGTACCGATTTGCACAGGGCTACTACGATGTACTAAATCATTTAGACCTAATTGTCCTATAGTATTTTGTCCCCATGAAAATAACAATCCATCACTACGTAATGCCAATCTAGTATTACTACCTGTAGTAAATGTCAAATTGGCTACAGTAGTCCAACTAAGCGGTGTTACTCCTATGGTAGTTAAATATGTTTGTTGTTGTGCTGATGTTCTAATTGAAGTTATTTGTACTGGACTACTTTTGTTTATCCCCAGTCCTTCACCAAGATAGGTACCTGTGCCCCAAGAATACAACGCACCATCTGTAGTTATTCCCATTGTGACACTTGTTCCACTAGTGACCATAGTCCAACTACTTGTACCAATTTGTATTGGGCTAGATTTTGCAACTAATGTGGTGTCACCCAATTGACCATTAGTATTAACACCCCACGTAAATAAGTTACCTGTAGTAGTTATGGCGGCGGTCATGCCAGAACCAGCACTGACCATAGTCCAACTACTTGTGCCTAGTTGAACTGGACTACTGCGATGTACACCAACGTCATTGAGACCTAATTGTCCATTAGTGTTATTTCCCCAAACCCATAATGCACCGTTTGTGTCTATGGCAGCAACGTTATCCTGACTAACCGCACCGTTAGTTATTACTTTACTCCAAATAGTAGCGGTACCAACTTGTACTGGACTACTTCTATTAATAATGTTATTTGATCCCAACTGCCCGGCTGCATTATACCCCCATGACCACAAAGTATTGTCTGCTCGTATTGCAAGTGTAGCAAATCCGTTAGCAGATACGCTAGACCAACTGCTAGTACCAACTTGTACTGGGCTACTACGTCTAACAATATCATTTAATCCCAAATTACCATAAGTATTAAGTCCCCAAGCAAATAATGCACCATCATTTCTTATAGCAAACATTGACCATGCGGCACCATACGATACTGCTGTCCAACTAAGTTGTGTAGTAGCTATACTAGATACATATGACTGTTGGATTTGAACTGAAGTTAATGAACCAGTTAAGGTAGGGCTTGAAAGATTATTTGTATTATTATTACCTCCTTGCCCTTGACCAGCACTACCCCATACCCACAGTGTACTATCAGAACGTAGTGCTGTGCGTGTTGTTCCGCCACTTCCGCCTAATGCAGACCAAGTACTTGTACCAATTTGTACTGGACTACTGCGATGTACTGTGTCATTAAGGCCCAATTGTCCTTGGCTATTAATACCACCGATAGCCCACATTGTACCATCAGATTCTATACCTATAGTATTTCCGGCCAGTACTTGAGTCCAACTGTTTGCCGCCCAAGATGATAACATACTATTATTACCAAGTTGACCGTTAAACCCTAATCCCCAAGCAAACATTAATCCATCATTATTAATAGCATAAGAAGTATCACCGTTAGTACTAACCGCACTCCAATTATTAACACCTATCTGTACTGGGCTACTACGATGTGCTAATGTAAGATCATTATTGCCTAATTGACCATATGTATTGGCGCCCCATCCAAATAGTTTACCGTCACTACGAATACCTATAGTATGACTTAATCCACTTGCAACTTGGCTCCATGATTGTGTACCGATTAATACTGGACTAGATTTAAAAACTGTATTTTCTGTTCCGAGTTGACCCCAAGTGTTGTCACCGAACATATATAATGATTCAATATCACCGCCGGTTGATGGTTGGACTGTTAATAACCATTTTTCTAATAACATATTTTAACCACCAAACATAGGCCAAATAATATTAAAAGGATCTGTCTGCGTAGTAATATCTGCTAATGCTTGCATATATGCATCCATTAATGTTAAATCATCTACAGTGGGTTCACCTAATCTAAGTTGTCTATCATATCGAGTGTATCGCCATTCAAAATCTTTCATCTTTGTATCACGTTCACCTCTTATCAAATTCCATTGATCTCTAGTACGTAGTTCTTGTTGTAGCTGTATATCTTCAGGCGAGGGTTCGTATATCACTGATTTAGGTAGCTCAATAATATCCATTGTTTCATACGCAACACCATCAGTAAAATACTGTCTAGGATTATCTATTTTTTGTGTTTCTGGATTATATTCAGGGTATGCTTTTACTAATGTATACCAACCAAATGATAAACGTTCTTCTTCTGTAAGTGCATAAAAATTACTGATATTTTTCCAATTATTTGGAATAAGGTCGTATACACCTTCTATATTACCGTCAACAATATGAGCATAATTAGCCATTATAAATTTTGTCCTGAAACAAATGCCTGCCAATTTATACCACCATCAGTAGTAAAAAAGGTGAATACATCTTCTTTGTTATTACTTGATGTTAATGTAGGAGCAGTTCCTCCTGGCCAGTGAAAGCTAGCAGGCCAAGTAACTGAACGAGCAGTACCATCAGCAGTGAAAACTAGTACAAATGAACTTGCTCTACCTGCTGATTGTATGTTAGAGAATGTGATAGATGTGATGTTAGAATTTAAAGCGACATTGAATACAGTAGCGATATTTAAATTTAGTGTTAAAACGCCGGCACTAATAGTAGCAGTCGCACTAACTTCTGCTGAATTGTTTGGTAAAAATACCTTATTGTCGTCAATTACGGTCGACCCGATTACTTTAATTGCCATCTTCGCTCCTTTGAACTCGGCTACTACTATTTATCTTTTTTTGAGAGCGTCTATATCCTCTTGCTGTTTTTTAACAGCCTCGATTAAGAATGCTATAATGGGTATATAGTTAACAGCTTTTTTACCTTGACTATTAGTACTTACTAACTCTGGTAATATTTTTTCAACCATTTGCGCCATTAAACCATATGATTTTTTCTTACTGTCTGTCCAATTGAAACCCATACCAAACAACTGTGACAATATTGACATTGGATCTGTGATTGATTGAGGGTTCTCTTTTAGTGTTGCGTCAGACAATGTGTTTAAATCCTGTACAGTTAATTGTCCTGTACTTGGAATAAACTGTAGTTTAGTTGTTGTTATACCAGCAGTTAATAACCCACCAGAAGTACTTGTTGCATATACAGGGTAAAAAGTTGAACCAGAACTTGTATTATCAGTGATTATTGGAGTGGCTTGGGCCCAAGTTACATTTCCAGAACCATTTGTCTGTAAAAATTGATTAGCGGTCCCGTTAGCAATACGTAAGTTAGCTACTGCACCCAAGTTAATATTGCTTGAGTTTTGAAACTCAACTGTTGTCACGTTTGCAAAGTTAGCTACATTAGCAGTAAAGCTAATATTAGCCGTTGCATTGCTTACTGTTAAACCAGTTAGTGTACCAACACTTGTAATGTTTGGTTGACTTGATGCCCCTGATACAATTGTACCATAGAAGTAATTAGCACTAATATAGTTAGCACCAATAATGTTACCGCCTGCGCCCGCACCAGCAATAATATTACCTGTAATATTAGCATTGCCTGCAACGTTTGCACCAGTGCTTGTAACAATCAATACATTAGCATTACCGCCAACGCCAACTGTTACATTTCCGTTAGCAGCCGGTATGCTTATGTTACTATTGCCATTACTGAATACACCTGTAAAATAATTTGCACTAATTAAGTTAGCACCTGTAATACTACCACCAGTACCAGATCCTGCACTAAGATTGCTAACTGCTACGTTACCGCTATAGTTTGCTGTATTACCAGTTAATAATCCCGACACAGTTAAACTTGATAATGTACCAACACTTGTAATATTTGGTTGTGAGGCTGTTGTTAATGTACCAGTAAATGTATTAGCACTAATATCATTAGCTCCGGATATATTGCTGCCTGTTAATGTTACATTACTACCAAATGCTACGTTGCCTGTAATATTAGCAGTACCATTAATATTTGCACCCGTGCTAGTTACAACTACAATGTTTGCGTTACCACCTACACTTGTAGTTACATTTCCACCGGCTGTCGCAATGTCAACAATACTTGTACCGTTACTAATATATGCGGCGCCGCCACCGCCGCCAGCAGGAACCCAACTTAAGTTACCAGCACCGTCTGTTTGTAATACATAGCCATTAGTACCGCCCGTAATACGTACATTAGCAACTGTACCTAACGATACATTAGCACCGCTTAGTGCTACATTACCGGTAGTATTTAATGTACCGGCAACATTAACACCGGTGCCAGTAATTACCATAATTGTATTGCCAACTGCAGTAAAATTAATATTACCATTTGCTGTAGGTATATTTACAGTACTATTACCATTTGCAATATTACTTCCGCCACCTCCTCCGGATTGTGCTACCCAACTTAATGTCCCTGAGCCATCTGTTTGTAATACATAACCACTAGTACCACCCGAGATATGCAAATTACTAACTGCGCCCAATGTTACGTTAGCAGAGGTTGTAAAATCAACTATTCCTGTTGCGTTACTTACTGTTAAACCAGTCAACGAACCAACTGAAGTTATATTTGGTTGTGCCGCTGTTGTCAATGAACCAGATACTGTAGTAAAATAACCACCGGTAGCACCTATATTACCTGCGTTAGCATTACCCGTAGCATTTAATGTTCCTGCTACATTAGTACCAGTGCCAGTTACAATCATAATGTTTGCGTTACCGACTGCGCTAAATGTTATATTCCCGTTAGCAGAGGGAATATTTACATTACTATTGCCATTTGACATACTTGCCGGGGTCACATCAACACCCGTTAAGAAAGCACCATTACCAATGAAGTATGGAGCATTAACATTACCAGTAATATTTGCATAGCCTGCAACGTTAACACCTGTACCGGTAATTTTCATTATATTAGCATTGCCAACCGCATTGAATGTGATATTCCCGTTAGCGGTTGGAATATTTACATTACTATTGCCATTTGAAATATTAGCTGGGTTTGTGTCTACACCGGTTAAGAATGCACCATTACCGATGAAGTACGGGGCATTAATGTTACCAGTGACATTTGCATAGCCTGCAACGTTAACACCGGTACTCGTTACAACCATAATGTTTGCGGTACCGGCTACACTAGTAGTTACATTTCCACCTGAGGTTGCAATAGTTAAATTACTTGTTCCATTGACCACTCTACCGGCAGCATCTATTCCGGTCAACTGACTACCATTACCAATAAAGTAATTACCGGATATATTACCGGCAACATTAATACCGACACCAGTAATAACCATTGTTGTGTTACCGGCAGCTGTTAGGTTAATATTTCCATTTGCACTTGGGATATTTACGTTACTATTGCCATTTGAGTGTGGTCCTAATATATTACCAAATGAACCATTACCTGTTACGGTTACACTATATAATGTACCTAGTGAAGTAATATTTGGTTGTGCATTTGTATATACTGTACCTGAAATTAGAGCATTACCTACTTGTCCAGAGATGTTACCGGCTGGTAAACTTGTTAGATTTGCACCTGATCCGCTGAAGAAATTAGCTATTGCTAGATTACCCAAATTAGCGTTTAATGAAGATAGGTTACCCGTAGCATTTACGTTATTGAACGTAAAATTTTCTGTTGAATCTATGACGTACGGTTCTATCTGTATTAAAGCCATCTTTTATCCTGTTATACTATATTTAGTCTTTTTATTCATGGTATGTTATCTGTTTAATATATCGGGAATGCACTTGTTGGTGGTGTGAAGTTACTTGTATAACGAGCATAACCTTTTGTTATTCTTAAATCGTCTATGTAGCCAGTGTAATAAAAATTACCGCCTACCATTTCATACCCAACTACTGCACCATTTTGAATAAAGCTGGTACTATTAGTTGTTGATCCATTTAAAATCCCGTTTTGATAGATTGCCAGTGTAGTTCCGGATCGAACAACAGCAATGTGTGTCCAAGTGGTAAGAGATATTGCGTTAGTTGCTAATAAAAGTTGAGTAGTTTCATTGGTTACTCTTACTTTATTTGCATTACTAATTTGTATATGAAGGGCGTCTCCTGTACCAGTTGTTGATGAAATAAACATTGCGCCAAAATTTTGATTTGTTGTAAGGTATAGCCAACCTTCAATTGTAAAATCTCCAGTGCCAAAAGCATATAGTGGATTTGATCGTAAACTTAAATAATCCCCGGTACCATCAAAATACATACTACTCCCACCGAATTTACTTATTGCTGTACTTAGTTGTGCATTACCAACTGTTTCCATGTTATTCATCATTGCGGCATCGTATATACCAGCACTGGTCATATTAGTTAGTAGACTTGTGTTTTGTACTGCGGTTAAGGGTGCAGATGGTGGTACAAAGTTACTGGTGTAAACTGCTGTACCCCTAACAATTCTTACATCTGACATATAACCTAAGGTAAAACCGCTACTACCGCCTCTTGAACCTATATATACTGGTCTTGTAGCATCTCCTAATGTTCCGGAGAAAGTTAATGGAGTACCCACTGATACTCCGTCAATGTATAATGAGCAAGTTGTCCCCGATCTAACTGCGGCAACATGGTACCATCTATTTGCAACTGGAGTGGGCCCATTAACATATGATGCAGCACTACTCGGATAATATTGAAATGACGGGGCTATAAGAATAGTCCAATCAGGAGCCGCACTTGATACATAATTTGCAACTAAATCCTGTACACCAGCAACACTTGTAAAATATATCCAAAATTCTATAGTATAATTACCTGTGAATTGAAATGCTGGATTTGCAGGTACACTCAAAGTATCTCCAGTACCATCAAAGTACCCACTACCGCCTATTGTACTAACCGTATAGCCATTTGTAGTTGCACTAGTAAACCCGAATGGATTTTGTTGAGTTGGTTGACTATTACCAAATGCAGTGATTGTAAAGTTGTTTGTACTGTTATCTATAAATGTAGGTGATTGACATGTCAATAAACTTGTATTGGCAATTGCAGTTAGTGGACTTGTTGGAGGAGTAAATGCACCTGTGTATACTGCGGTACCTTTAACAATACGAATGTTTGACAAATAGCCAATGATTGGATATACAGCATCAACTGTAAGACCAATTCGTAATGACCCAGTTGGACTTATGTTTGTTGAATTTGTAGTGCTTAATCCACTTACACCATTTACATAGATAGATAAATTTGTTCCAGATCTAACTATAGCAACATGATTCCAAGCATTAATATTTATAGCAATACTGCTGGTTAAATCTGAGGTAATTAAAATATAAGGTTGATTACTAGAGTTAATAAGACATGCCCATGGACTTGCTGTTCCTGATGTTCTAGTATCCAAAACTGTTCTATAACTTCCGGATACTGTTTGATAAATCCAATATTCAATTGTAAAATCACCAGTACCAAATTGATATGCCGCGTTTGCAGGAGCAGTTAAATAATCCCCACTACCATCAAAATAACCACTATAACTTGTTGGGGTCAATGATGATGGATTGAATGGTGAGAAACGCTGTACCGAAACATCACCGTTCTTTGTGATAGTAAAGTTGTTTATACTAGTATCTATTATACGATTACTTTGGCAGGTTAATAAACTTGTATTTGTGATAGGTGTTAGTGGTGTTGTGCTGGGTGTAAATGTAGTTGTATATAGTATTGATTTGGTAACTCTAAAGTTACTGATATAACCATTAAATGAGCCATCACCGCCGGCATTGATTGTGCCTATGTCAAAATTTGAACCAGCAGAATATCCACCGGCATATGTCCCGGAAGCATTTAAAGTTCCGTTAATAAAAACTTTGATATTGCCGCTACTGAATGTGCAAGCAAAATGTTGCCATTGATTTGCTGTAACTGTAAATGTGGGATTATCACTGCCAGCCACTTTGCCAATTCTATTAGCAGGCCAGTTTCTCATAATGTCCCCTTCATTGGGCCCGCCATCAAATAACCCAATTACTGTGCTAGATAAAGGATATATCCAACATTCAATGGTAACATCACCGCTAGCAGTTAAAACCCCTGCTCCTGCTTTTCTTATATAATCACTAGCACCATCAAAGTAGTTACTCCAGTTACCACCATAAGGACTAAATGTACCTTGAGTAGTATTACCCGCTCTTGTTACTAAAAAGTTATTTGTACTGTTATCTAAGAAAACACTATTATTTACTGATTGATTGTTTTGTAATACTAATAAACTTGTATTTGCTATTGCTGTTAATGGAGCAGAGGGTGGAGTGAAATCTGTAGTATAAACACCTGTGCCTATTACAAACCTCATATCTGATAGATATCCAACAATACCGCCTGACCCACTGGAACTAACGCCTATATAAACTGCTGAAGCATTGTATGTTCCTGTACTTGCCGACGAGTACCCAGAAACACCATTAATAAACATTTTTAATGTTCCTGCGGTACGACTGATAGCAACATGATTCCAGGTATTAACAGTAACTGTATTTGTTGTAGCAATATCAACCGGTAAATAAAAATGAACTGTGCCGTTGGCGGCAATATATATCTGCCCAAATATTGCAGTAACACTTGATCTGAAATCAATAATCGCTGGCGTATTGGCCAATGTTGTTGGATATACCCAAAAGTCAATAGTAAAAGCACCTGTACCAAATTGTGCTGAATTTATTGGTACATCTAGATAATCATTACCATCAAAGTATCCACTACCATATGTACTATAGCTACTGTTTGGTACAAAGGGATCAAATGAACTTATTAATGTATTGCCTACAACTGTCAAAGTTTTTGGTGAAGAACTATTGTCAACAAAGGTATTTGATTGACAAGTCAATAATATTGTCCCACTGATCGCAGTCAATGGTGTGGTTGATGGTGTGAACGCTGATGTGTAAACAGCAGTACCATTTACAATACGCAAATTAGAAATGTTGCCTAAATATTCTACACCTGTGCCGCTGTTATATAGTTCATAACCGATGTAAGAAGCAGTACCACCAATGCTTATTGCACTAGTAGATGTACCTTGAACTACACCATTTACATAACCGGTTATAGTACTACCCGAGCGCACAAATGCAACATGAGTCCATGAGTTAGCAACAACGCTTGTTCCTGTTCCAGTAAAAATTGCAGTATTACTTGCAAATAAATATAATTTTCCTGAAGTGTTTATTGCAAAGAGCCCGCCCGGACTGAATCTATCATCTCCCATGCATACAATTGGTCTTGTTGTTGCTAGGCTTCCAATATAAACCCATGCTTCTAATGTGAAATCACCAGTAAGACTAAAGTTTGAACCTGATAAAACAATTCTGTCTCCACTACCATCAAAGTAGTTGGAATAATAACCCGGTGTATATGGATTAAAACTATTTGGCTTAGTGTCACCATTAATAGTCACCGCAAAGTTATTTGTACTAGCATCATCTACAAATGTTGTACTTGCACCCGGTATCAATAATGTGTTG